TAACGGTAGCAATGGTCACGACTAAATCGCGACCAGTAATGATTGTCGTTGGCATTTTGTCCCCTATGTTGTCTGAGTGTAGTAAGTTGAAACGTTGATGTCGGCGACCAGCATTGGTGACTGCCCTACTTCTAGAACGGTCGGCTTTTCGATCTGTCCAACAACGTATCCTGCGGGCATTGCCGCAAGAATTCCCATGATGAGTTTTTCCAGGTTATCAAGTGAACCGGCGTTGCTATTTGAAGCAACAATGGCTGAAATTGCAAAATTGATCTTGACCTGCGTTTTGGCTTTACCTATCAAAACAATTTCCATGTACGGCGAATCAGGCACAACCACGATTGCAGGTGGAATAGGTGCTTCAGGTACGCTGGAATAAATGTTGGCAGCAAGTGCGCTGAAAGAATTGGCTAGGGCTGCGCGGGTTTCGGCAACTGAATTGGCTGGCACTATTGCACGACCGTTTCAACTTACTACACTCAGACAACATAGGGGACAAAATGCCAACGACAATCATTACTGGTCGCGATTTAGTCGTGACCATTGCTACCGTTAATTACGACGCGCAGGCGACCAGCGCAACACTTGCGAACAGTCCAACCGTCGAAACTTACCAAACGCTAGACGGCAAGGCTTATAAGCACATTGACGACCAGTGGACATTTGACGTGTCAATGCTTGCTGACTGGGGCGCTACAGGTTCATTGTGCGAGGCACTATGGTCTGCTTGCGAATCAGCACCAAACACAACATTGGCAGTTTCGCTAACTGCAGTCACAGGCGCCGTTTTTGCGTTCAACGTCATGCCAGTATTCCCAGCAGTGGGCGGGGCAGCACCAGACGCACAGACCGTTGACCTATCATTTATTGTGGTGGGAACACCTACTGAAACTTTCAGTTAAAAACTAACAATCGGGAGAAAAAATGAAACTACCAATAACAATCGAATATAACGACGGTACGCAGGCGACCTACACGGCTGCGCCACCTGAGTGGGTAAAATGGGAGAAGCACACAGGCCACACGATCAGCCAGGCACAGGAAAAAATCGGGATTTCCGATTTAGTCTTTCTGGCCTATCACGCGATGAAGCGCGAAGCCGCTGGGAAACCAGTTAAGCCAATCGAAGCATGGACTGAAACGATCGCTGAAGTGATAGTCGGTGAAGCAAACCCAAAAGCCACCCAGTCGGAAGCCTAAACCGAATTGTTTGGGAGTTGGCCTTAGCAACCAACTTACCGAAAGAACAATTTGAAACGGCTGAGGACATTTTGACAGTGCTTGAAATTCTGGAAGGACGGGCAAATGGCAGCTGACGCAATCAGTTATGACAAGAATGAGTTGCGTGCCATTGTCCGTTCTTTCAAAGCAATGGACGAAGAAGCAACCAACCAGGCAAAACAGGCAACTAGCGAACTGGCCACCTGGGTTCAGGGCAAGATTCAAGCCGCTGCCTCAAGCCGTACCCGTAACCTTCAGGATAATCGCGTGGCTGACGGTTCAAAGGTTTCGAAGTCGTCCAAAATTGGTGAAATTTCATTTGGCTACGCTGGACAAAAATTGAGCGGTGGCGCTACAACCCAACAGATTTGGGGCGGGGCTGAATTTGGTTCTAACAAATATAAGCAATTCCCAGTGTGGTCAGGTCGTGAAGGTCGCGGTTCTCGCGGCTGGTTTATCTATCCAACCCTTCGAAGCGTTCAACCCGATATTGTAAAAAAATGGGAAGAATCGTTTTCTAAGATAGTTAAGGAGTACAACTAGTGGCTGGCAGTCGTACCCTCAAACTTTCAATCCTCGGTGACGTTGATAACCTCAACAAGTCGCTAAAAACCGCGTCGGCTGACGTTGATTCATTTGGCGACAAAATGGGCAAGGTTGGCAAAATGGTTGGCGCAGCCTTCGTTGCTGCCGCCGCTGCCGCTGGCGCTTACGCAATCAAAATCGGTATCGAAGGCGTTAAAGCCGCGATCGAAGACGAGAAGGCACAGACACAATTGGCGCTGGCGTTGGAAAACGCAACGGGCGCGACAAAGGCGCAGATAGCCGCCACCGAACAATCTATCCTTCAAATGTCATTGGCCACAGGCGTTGCGGACGACGAATTGCGCCCAGCATTGGGTCGCCTGGTTAGATCGACGGGCGACATTACAAAGGCGCAGGATTTACTGGCCACCGCCCTAGATATCAGCGCGGCAACGGGTAAGCCCGTTGAAGCGGTCGCCGTTTCGTTATCCAAAGCCTACGACGGAAACACAACCGCGCTGGGCAGATTAGGCATTGGTTTATCAGCTGCGGAATTGAAAACAATGTCATTTGAGCAGGTTCAAGGTCGTTTATCAGATTTATTCGGTGGCGCTGCAGCCCGTAACGCTGACACCTACGCTGGACGAATTGCAAGAATGCAAATTGCATTTGACGAAGCGAAAGAAACAATCGGTTTTGCGTTGTTACCTATTTTGGAAAAGGTCATCAACTTCATCAATCAAAATGCCTTGCCAGTTATCAATGCGTTTTCAGGTGCCTTCAGCCTTAACGGCAACGGCCTGGGTGGAATTATCACAAATCTTGGAAACACAATTGTGAATGTTTTCACGCCAATTATTAACGGATTAATCAAAGCGTTCAATTACGTTAAAGACGCACTCAGTGACAATTTGGAAGTATTCAAAACTTTCGGCAGTTACGTTGCAACGTACCTAGCCCCGGTCATTGGCACCGTTCTGGGTGGCGCACTGCAGGTTGCTGGCAAGATCGCTGGCGGGGTCATTGACGTTATTGCTGGTGTGGTTAAGATTTTGAATGGTTTGATATCAGGTGCGGTCGCTGGAATCAATGCGTTAATTTCTGCTTATAATGCAATTCCATTCCTGCCAAACGTTTCAAAGATTTCGACACCAAACGTCAGTGTGCCTTCAATCAAAACCCCAACGGTGACAACTTCCGTTCCTTCAATTCCTTCGATCTCAGCGCCTTCCAGCGGTGGAGCAGTTTCCAGCGGTAATGGTGGCGTGGCAACTGCAGCAAAAGCCGCCGCAACAACTGCAGCCAAAATCACTGGTCTAGGCGCTTCAGGAACTTCAGGGGTTAGCACAACCAGCCTTGCGGGAATCATGGCCGCGTCAGGAACGACAATTAACGTCAACGTTTCAGGCGCAATCGACAAGGAAGGTACGGCCAGAACGATCGTTGACACCTTGAACAATTCCTATTATCGCGGCACAGGTGGCGCAGGGAATCTAGTCGCATGACCCAATGGACGCCCGTTTGGGAAGTTGAAATTGACGGCGTTGAATACACTTCAGCGGTTTTGGCAAACCTGACTATTGAAAGTGGACGCACAAACATTTATGAGCAGGCGCAGGCAGGCTACACAAACATTCAATTGATCGACGTTAACCAGGCGACAATCCCAGTCAACATCAATTCGACCATTTCAATTCGGGTCAAAGACACGTCAAATACGTTCGTGCCCATTTTTGGTGGCAATGTTGTTGATATTGGTTTGGAAGTCCGTGACGTGGGTTCGACCATGTTTACCCAGACTTATTCGATCACGGCGCTGGGGGCATTGGCGCGCTTGCCTAAGGCATTGACCAATGGCGTACTTTCTAAGGATTTCGACGGAAATCAGATTTACACGATACTTTCAGACTTGTTACTTGAAACTTGGGCTGAAGTGCCAGGGGCATTGACTTGGGCGACCTACGACCCAACTGCCACCTGGGCTACTGCGGGTAATATCGGTTTGGGTGAAATTGATCAGCCTGGCGATTATGAATTGGCAGCACGATCAAGCGAGCGCACCGACGTTTATTCACTGGTTTCAGCCTTAGCCACTTCGGGGCTGGGTTACATTTATGAGGACGCACAGGGACGCATTTCCTACGCCGACGCCACTCACCGCAGTCAGTATCTATCGGCAAACGGATACGTTCAAATCACTGCCAACCAGGCGCGCGCAGCTGGCTTGCGTACCGAAACCCGTGCGGGCGACGTGCGAAATAACCTCACTATAAAGTACGGAGCAACCAGCAGCGCAGAAGTCAGCGCCAGCAATGCCGCGTCAATTCGCAGCTTTGGCACCCTTTCGCAAATCATCACGACAACCCTGCACAATTCGGCTGACGCGACCGCCCAGGCTAATTTCTATCTAAACCTACGAAAAGACCCGCAACCTATTTTTAGCGAAATCACCTATGACCTGACAAACCCAGAAGTGGACAACGCAGACCGTGACGCCTTAATTGGAGTATTTATGGGAATGCCAGTTGCGATCAATGACTTGCCTTCAAACATGGGGTCGATCTTCCAGGGGTTCGAAGTCAGGTGGACGAAGTACGACGGCGGGCAGCTGATCGTCCATGAGTACGATCGACCAACCGACGTGGCAATTCTGGTCACTGGCAAATCACCGCGTTACGTCATTGCGGGTTG